AGATGTTGTCATTTCCGTTCATCTTGTGGAGAATATCAATCAATGATTCAACACCATCAGCATCAGATGGGCCATCAAGTGTTTCATCCATGATAAGTAGATTTGTTGACACTGAGTTTCTTAGTTTGGCAATAGCTCTCCATGTAAACATGATGCTGAGTGAAATGCGCATTTTTTCACCTTCGGAGAATGAAGCAAAGGAGAATGCATCGCGAAACCGTGACTTGATAGTTTCATTAAAGTTTTCATCCAGGTTAAAATCAACAAAAAGTTCGAACTCTGATAGAAACTGATTAATCAATTTATTCATGATAGGAATATATGTTTTTATGATACTCGTCTTGATTCCACCATCTTTTAACATTGTTCCAACAATACCGAGAGTTTCACGGTTCTCGTATAGTTCCGTCTGTTCTTCTTGTTTCTTTTTCAGGTCATTCATAAACTCAAGTATCTTTGTTTGGTCAATTTCTTCTACTTCTCGTTCAGCACCTTCAAGTTCTTTCTTGAATGATTTTAACTGATTGATCATAATCTTTACTTGAACCCGATGCCCATTTGCTGTATTGTGTTGTTTTTGAATTTTATCTTCAACATCGGAAATTTCAGACAAACGAGTTTCAACAGTTTCTATACGAGTCTTTAGTTTGTCAATCCCACCAAGTAACTCTGTATTTTTATCTGATTTCTCCGATACAATATGTTCTTTGAATAGATGTTCAATACCTTGTTTACAAGTTGGGCAATTATCGTGATTTGAATAAAATGAAATTTCATCAATGTGTGTTTTATACTTTGATGTTAGTTCATATAGAAGATTTTTAGCTTGTTCTAAAGTTTTCTTCTGTTTTGCTTTATCTGTAATCAATAATGATAGTTCAGTAATTTCAGTTTCCAGTGTTTCAATTACTTGTTTTTCAACCTCTATTGTATTCAGATTTTCTTCAATTTTACCTTTGATCTTTTCAACTTCTGTTTCTTTGATCCGTTGAATTTCCTCATTATGTTCTTTTGCAGATTCAATTTTGGTTTTCAAAAGATCAATAGAATAATTATTGTCCATGATATTTGTCTTATTATCGGCAATTTTCTCTTTCAATAGAATATTCATTGTGCTGAATACCTGGATATCCAAAAGATCCTCGATGATTTCTCTTCTCTGACCGGCTGGAAGTTCCATGAAAGGAACATATGTTGCGCTTCCAAGGATAACAATTTGAGAGAATGACTTGAAACTCATCTTGATAATATTCTGTTCCAAATATTCTTGATAGTCTCTTGTTGCTGCATCTTTATTTACAAGATCATTATTTTTCCAAATTTCAAATATATTTGGTTTCATTCCGCGTCTGATTAGATACTTATCTGCTGCAATGGAAAATTCAAGTTCAACAAGTAACTCTTTTTGATTAATACTATTGACTAATTGTGGCTTGTTAATTTTTCTAAATGGCCTTCCATAGAGGGCAAAAACAACAGCTTCGATGAAAGTTGACTTTGAGGTTCCATTTGCACCACTAATGAGAGTTGTTTTAGATCTAACCAAATCAATTTCTATGAATTGATTTCCGACAGACATAATATTTTTATATCTAACTTTATTGAATTGTATGTGCATTAAGTCCTCACTGCGCTATATTTGCATTATTAATGCAAAAAGAATGAATAGTTGATTTTAATTTCAAATATTCATTGCTTCTAAGTATAATTGATCAACAACGGTTTTAATCTTAACTTTATTGATATTTGTTTCAACTGAGTCAATATATGAATGTAATATATCCTTCGTGTCTTTTGCTTCTTCTAACATTTCGGCAACACCGATTCCAGATAAATTCAATCCATCTTCTACTGTTTTAATATCAGCAGCACCACATTCATTTAATCTATTTAGGAATAAATCATATAGATATGGATTTGTTCTATTCTTTACGATAACTTTGACATAACAGTTTTTTAGTATTGATGTATCAAGAGCTGCAATATCATCAATCGCTAGATCAACATCATCATAGTCTAACTTATGATATATTCTATCATCATTTTCGACAAATGTCAACTCTCTTGTTTCAGTATCAATGACATGGAACCCTTTTTTACAACCATAGTCAGACCAGTTCATTTCATATTGAGCACCAAGATACTTGACGTTGCCGTATTCAGACTGGTGATGATAGTGACCAGAATAAACAGCTTCAAAATTCGAAAACTCTTTATGGTCAAATCCGTGGTCACTGACAATTCCTTTCATCAATTCAAAACCTTTTAAATCGAGATGACCGCAAAGAATGTGTGCCTTTGATTCCTTCAGGATTTTCATATTAGTCTCTGTATTCTCTTTGGTCAACCAAGGACACATTGCAAATTTTGTTGAACCAAAATCTAGATGAACCACAGTATCTTCATATATATGAATGTTATCATATTCTTTTAGTAGAAGTACATTTGAATTAACTTCATTTGTTGTTGTAAAGAATGTATCATGATTTCCAAGAATTGTGTGCATTTCAATATTGCGGCGCTTTAATTCATCAAAAAAGAACTCTCTTGATTTCTTGAGAGTATAAAAGTTAATGTACTTTCTTCGGTCAAAAATATCACCAAGATGTAATACAGTATCAATACCATATTCTTTTAAATACGGAAAAAACAAATTACCAAAGAACTTAGCTTGGTGTTCTAGAAATATCTTACTATCAGATCTTATTCCAAAGTGTGAATCGCATAATATAGCTATCTTCATTTATGTCCACTCTTTTCCTTTTCATACTTTGCAATTGCACTTCCGACTTCGTCTCTAATTTTAAGAAGTGTGGCATAATAAAATTGTCGTCTTTCTATATGTGTATTCTTATTGGTTAAATTCTTTATATAATCTTCAATTATTGTCGGTAACATCTTTTGCCTCGTCTATTTCTTTTTGTTTTTTACCTTTATTTAATTTAATTTCATAATCTTCAATAAAGTTATTGATATAATCGGCGCTTGTATTTAAATGTAGTGCAAGTTCCGATCCGCCTTCATATGTTTCACCCATTGAAATCATCGACTGCGATGATTTATATCTGATGTACATCTGTTTCTTCTCTTTAGCAATTCGTCTTAGAAATGCATACCAAATAATTTGAGTGAAATATGCAAAAGGATTTTCAGTCTTTTCGGGATTGAAGTTATGCATATATTGCAAACAATTTTCAATACCGTCCATAATCATATCTTCTTTAAAAGAATATCCTGAGAAGTTTGGTTTTGTGGATAACCTTGTTGCAATCTGAAAAATTGATTCGCCGATATATCTAGGAACCATAGGTTTCTCATCACCCGAATCTTCAGCATCACGACAATCTTTTTGATACTGAATGAGTGCTTGGTAAAGATCCTTGTTATTAATATAATTCTTTTTAACTCTTTTCTGTATCATAATACATTCCTTCTGGTTTTTTATTTTATAATATATCAAGTTATTCATTTGTCAACTAAAATTAAAGAACCATCTTTTGTGTTGACAAATTCACGACACATGGTATAATTGGATTATCATCCATAAAGATAAAGGTGAAACCTAAATCTATAAATCTATATTATATATCTTGAATGGGAATTGTTCCGCGGCATAGATTTCAATTCGGCGGCGGAAGTGTTGGAGAGTATAATTCGTAAATGAACCTACTGTCAAGTCGTCTGTAATATCATAGAGGATTGCTTTATCTGAGCCATTACCTTTGCGTAGTGTTCTACCAATTGACTGAAGAACTTTAATCTCTGCTTTGTATGCAGATGCAAAGACAGCATTGTCTATTCTTTTTATAGAAACACCTGTAGAGAAAACTCCGTACGAAGCTAGTATGTCATGTCTCTTCAATGGATCATTCTCAATCAAATGACGAATTCGTTCACGTTCTTCACCAGGTGTATTACCATAGATAAAATGTAGGATTCGTCCTTCTTTGCGTAGCAAAGGTTCTAAGATTTTACCATGTTTCTCAACCCAATCAAAAAGTATCAGGTTATTCTGATTGTCGAGGGAATGAACCAACTTCTGTATGTAATTGTTTCGTTTCTCATTTGCAAAAAGATATTCTTTTTCAAAAGCATATACCATGTTCTTTTTGGTAGGATTTTTCTTCTTCATGTCTTTGAGAGTTCTTACAAATGTATCTTTAGACTCTTTATCGTGTTGGAGAACAAGTGCTTTCACCTTGAAGTCCGCAACAGTACCTTCATCCATAAGCTGTTTCGTGGTAACAAAGCGTTTGATTGGACCAAACACACCTTCAAGTATCAGTCTATGAACTTTTGACTCTGACGAAATTGTACCTGTAAACCCATGGCGATAAGGTGCATCTGTTAGTTTTTCCATAATTGTTGTCAATGATTTTGCTTGGAACAAGTGTGCTTCGTCTCCAAGCACAACACGGAATTGGTCGAACCATTCTTTTGGTTGACGAATGAGTGATTGCCATGTTGAAACTACTATCGGAGCTGAAGTTGTCTTATCAACACCACCCTGAATTTTGTAAATCTGCTTTGGGTCACAACCATAATCAATAAAGTCGCCGGCCATTTGGTGAACAAGAGAAATTGTCGGAACAATAATCAATGTGCGATGATTAAATGCTCTCCAATAGTGCTGCTGAATTAGATAAATGATAAATGATTTACCAGATGATGTTGGAGACAATGAAAGTGATCTTCTATTCCGAAGAGCATTGAGAACATATTGAATTTGATAATCACGCGGCTTTAATTTTGCACCAATCTCTTCGGCAAGTTCTTCAACATAGTTATCTGGAATATCAGTTTCAGGTTCCATTGAATCTGGAATAACTATTTCATATTCACGATCCTCACAGAATTTCTTGATGTAGTCAACAAGACCAGCATATAGAAGTGGCCGCATTGGATTATACAAGCGAAAAAATCCATCCCAAACTCGGTTTTTATATGCTGGCGTAAATTGATAACCAGGTGGTCTAAATGAGAAATACTGGGATAGTTCTTGACGAATACCAGGATCACCTATGACCTTCATATGTACATCGTTAAAGTACTCAATAGTTACTACGTCTGCCATAATATATTAATATCCCCCAGCCTGGAACTTTGCCCAGTCGATAGCTGCTCTAATCATAAAGTTTCTATTGTTGATTTGTTTGACAATGTCCTCAAGATAATTTGCTAATTGCAAATGATAGTCAATCTTGAGACTCAAGTTAATGACATCTTGGTCACTCTCAATATATTTATTTACATCAGCTCTTAAAATTTTGAGAGAATTTGGTCGCCAGCCACGGGTTTTCATGTCTTCTTCAGCCATTGTTCCGGTGTACCATTCATATTTGGCATGTTCTAGTTGAGTTAAATCGGCTCTATATTTTTTGAATCTCAGAGATTCTTTACTATATAATGTGTAATATTTGTTATGTAACTGCGGTATTTTAAGAGCTTCATGACCTAATACAACTTCATCAATCTTTGCATCCTTAGCCCACATTTCATTTAATTCTTCCAGTGTCATTGAAGTCTCCATACTATAAATCTATTTTATATATTATATAATCTTTTTAATAAAAGTCAACTACTTAAAGCTGTTCTATTTCATAATAATCGTATTGAAATGTTACAGTTGCCTCTGGATAGACTAGGTCCGAGGATGTAGTATCAAGATTTATTTCTGAAAGACTTATTGGAAAGCAATTTCTATATGTAATATTAATAGAAGGATTTTTACTGCTGTTTAATACCAATACTGAAATATCAGAAAATCTACCTTCTTTGCTTTCATTTATTGTTTTAAATTGGTCAAAATTTTGCGGAAATGTAACACCTTTAATCCAGTTATAAATCTCAAGATAATTATTCATTTTCTCATCTATTATAAATGAAAAGTTAAAATTATCATAAGTCAATTTATCTGGAGTTTCAAATATATTGTTAAATGGTGTTGGATTAACAATTGGTGCTGCAGATACACCAGGTATCTGTGTTCTCTGTGTAAAGAACTCGGTGTTCGGTAATCTCTTGACGGACACGATAAATTCTAGTGGGGAAAAATAATTAGTTATCATTTCATTTCCGTTGACATATGTGAAGAATCGGTATACTATCTATTTATAAGGTAGAAAAGGAATCATCTAATGATGTATCTTGTGGAGTGCAAACCTCGGTATGCAGATGGCGATTGGACAGGTGTCAGAGCCTTTTCTGATTATGCAGAAGCAGAAAAGTATATGTGGCAACAGTCGTTTGAATATCATCAATGGAGAATTTTGTAATGACCTATAATCTTTTCATTGATGATGAACGAGTTCCCATGGATGTAAAATGGGGACCTTGGGAAGATCAAGCACTTTATCGTGACGGTGACTGGACTATTGCTCGAAACTGGCTTGATGTTCTTGAACTTGTAGTCACATTTGGTTTTCCACAAATGATCAGCTTTGACCATGACCTTGGTGACGGCGAAAAGACTGGTTATGAGATTGCACGAAAACTTTGTGATATGATTATGGATGGTCTTCAGTTACCAGATGATTTTGAGTTCAAGGTTCATTCCAAGAACCCAGTCGGTGCTGAAAATATTCGGGTATACATGAATAACTTTCTGAAACACTACGGAGAATAAAAATGAAACTTGTATCGCACGAAGAAGCTAAAGAACTTATGACTGAAACTCGTGAATGGTCATCGAACCACACTATGTTTTCATCCTCACGTGGAGGTTCTGCCTTGGCTGCAGCCGAATTTTTCCTGAATCGTCAAGGTAAGACTCTATATCCATATATTGCAGCAAAATCGGAGACACGAGATGAAAATAGAACCTAAATGGGAATCAGTTGTAGATATAATAGTTTGCTCACATTGTCAGGGCAAAGGTATATCTGAAAAAAGTGAAATAACTGATTATCATCGAGATGATTATACTTATTGGAATGAATTTTGCGGCCAATGTAATGGGAAGGTCGTTTAATTAAGACTAAATATTCTTTTAGGATTGAGTTTAAGACACCAGATTCTAAATATGATTGGCCAAATGATCATAAAGATCATAGTCATGAAGTAATTACTAAACTAGATGGACGCAAAACCTCAGATATTTATAGGATTCGTGAATGATGAACAAAAATTTAATTACAAAACTTGCCAAAGAGGCAGGAATGGTCCAAGGACCTTGGGCAAATGGAAACAAAGAGCGCATCTGGCAAGAGAATCGAGAGTTTTCAGATGCCCTCGAAGTATTTGCAAGTTTGATTGCAAAGGAATGTGTTTCAGTAGTTTCTGAGAGACACAAAATTGCACTTGAGAATAATTGGGATGTTGATGATACATGTAACGACGTTAAAGAAAAAATTACAAATAAATTTGAGGTAAATCCACAATGATAACTGAAATAGAATTAAGTGGTATCAAATATCCAATTATATCTCACGAGAATTTATCTGATGGTTTGAAAATCTATACATTTTCAGTAGTAGTTGACGGTAAAACAGTTCATCTTAGAGTAAAATATACTTCCGAAAGTCTTGATAGTCCACCAATATTTGGAATTAGTGCAGAAGAAGAACTACGGAATATTATGTATCTTGAACTTAAAGCTGAATTGTTTGCTATAGTATATAATACGTCATTTAAAAAGCAATGTGAAATAGCATCAGAATGCGAGAATGTTGAAGAACTTCTTGCTGTATCCACGCACGATACTGTATTTGCAGCATGGTTGGCAAATTTTGGCAGTCACTCATCATAACGGTTGACAAATGTTTTCAAATAGTTTATACTGATTCTATAAGGTGATAAAGGAACCGAAACATGATGACCTTCGAAACTCTTGATGAAAC